TTTCCATAACAATCTTCTCTACTTAAAATTTCCAAAATATCATCTTTCATATCAATAGTAACTTCTTTTTTAAATCTCCCTATAGTATCATATAGAGATAGATAATATTTATTTCCACGCTGCTCTAAGTCAAGATTCTCATTCTCGAATAATAATACTCGTCTCTGTTTCTGCATTGGTTCATTCTCTACCTTCAAGTTATTTAATGCGTCTTTTGAACCTACAAAGACTGGTGATTTTAATTCTTCAAGAATACAGCTAATATCATCATCTAAATGATTATCGTCATTCGTATGACTATCAACTGCTCTAATAACATCTTTCTCAAATAATAATCTGTTCTCCATTTATTATTCTCCTTTCCTAAAGAAATGCTTCTTTCTTACTTCTCGTTTACAATACGAACTTTATAACCAAGCTTCTTTTCGATCTCTTCAAGTGTCATATCCTGCTTCTTTTCTAAAATAACATCAATCTTAGGCTCGCCAACACATACTAATTCTCCAAACCCTAAATTTAATGTTGTAGCTCCCCATCGACTGACACTGATTGAAGTCTCAGCAGGTCTTAATGGTAATTTAAGCTTGGTTGTATATCTTAACTTTCTGTATTTATCATCTGTAATTATTGAAACATTCAGGAAATAATCATCTCCATATTCATTTTTAACTTTTTCAACTTCCATATTTTCAATTTCTACTGTTGAACTTGAATCCACATATATCTCTTGCATACTCATAGTTTTATTCCTCCATCTGATCTACAATACTCTGCAACTTGTTAATATATATCTGAGCATTCTTTTTATATTTAAGCTGCTTAATATTAGCAGGTACAAAAGCTAACTTCGATTCACCGAAAACATCATTATTCGAATAAACTTTCATAAACTGGCACATAGTTTCAGCATCAATCCAATCTAAATCTGGCTGAAAACAAATCACATCACCCTTCTGTGGATGTAGTTTTCTAACCTTAATAAGTGTTTGTTTAAATAATTTCTTTTTCTGTCTTTTGTTCATTTCTTTCACCTGCCTACATAACTTCTAAATGATATTCTTTAACGTATTTTCTTCTCTTCCAAAACTTCCACCACGGAATTTTCACATATTTTATTTCTATAACTCGAAGCATCTTGTCCTCATTTTTATCTCTATCTAACCTTAAAGCAGGTGAACCAAACATTGCTTCGGCTAATTCGTTAATAGAAATATGTTCTCCAAGTTTGTATTTCTGTTTGTGTGGTTGTGGAGGATAATAAGAAATTACGTCATGTTGTCGTAATTCATACGCTCTCATATTGTTATTCTCCTTCAAATATCACCATTATTTGCTTTGCAACTTTGTCATCTGTTGGTATAAGAAATACTTTGTCAGCTTCTTTAAATGATTTTGGAGTTTCAACAAATGTAACTCTTTTTGACCTATCACTATCCAACCACTCTTTAAATTTTTCGAGATTTTCTTTTTCAGAAATTGCAGTACAAGGACTTACTTTATCTATTAATTCTAAAAATTTTCGTCTTTCTTCTTGTGATAAATCCATATTGTTATTCTCCTATTCGTTCACTCTAAGTACATTTGTATCACCAACTGCCAAATCTTTTACTTATACAAAAGAATTAAAACCATCCTCCATAGTTGTAATCAGTATCTCATCGAATAAGTCTTCCATCATACAAAAGAATCGTACAGATGGATAAAATCCTGGATATTCTTTCAAACGGCATTTATTAACGATACCTCTTAATGCAGGAAGCCCATGTCTTCTACGCTTATTATTATCCCAATGAATAGGGTTAGTATAAAAGGCTTTCTTCTTTCGTCTGTACTCCTCTAATTCTTCTCTTGCAAGTTTATCAATCTCTTTTTCTCGTTCTGTTTTCGGAGGATTGCCATGAATGATATTGTCAAATTGTTTTCTGACATTATCATTTACTTCTGCTTTTTCTGAATCACTCATCTTATCAAAGTTCTGAGCTACATCTAATAGTGCGTTTTTCAAATTGTTATTCTCCTAATTACTCATTCTATCTTTGTCATATTCATACATTGAACAATCTTCACAGTGTAAATCTTGTTCTTTACAATCTTCACAATCAAAACATCCACCATAAATGCCACCATTTTCATTCATCTTACAGGTATTACATTTACAAGTTTCACACGATGTATCCAATCAATCACCTCCTCGAAGGAAACGTGGTTTTACTCAGTTTTAACATTGTAATTACATTGTTATATTCTCTGTTATTTATAAATCTTTGGTAGTTTTTTAAAGGCAACTACATCATCTCTGAAACAAACATTGTCCTTATAAATCCTTTTATCATATAAATGTGTTTCATCATTATATCCATAAACTTTATATGTATTATAAACATCTAATCGTCTATTATCTTTCCATTGTTCAATCTTTTCATCCCAAAACAAATCCATAACATAAGCTTGACCTGGATCTTCGCCATATCTGATTGAACAAATATACCAACCACGCTTTTTAGGTATGTGTTTAGGATATGCTTTCCATCTATTGAACATATTTTTACCTCCATAGGAAACCAAAATTTCATTATAGCTTTATTTTTTCAAAAACGGATTTTCCACAATATAATGGTCAACCATACCTCTAAACGCAAATGAAGAATCTACAATTCTATCTGAATATTTAAAATGTTTCAGAAAATCCAATACATCTCGTGCGTCTTTATGCGACAATGGAATAAATTTCACATATTCTGGATGACCTTTAATACATACAACCGCCCACGAATGCTCATTAGAAAGAAATCCTACATCTGTTCCAACGTCTATCATAGAATTCATTAGCTTATGACAATCATCAACTAATTTAAATGACCAGCTATATTCATCCTTTGCAGCATTTAGATACCCTTTTGCTCTATTATATAAGTCTTCTGCATCTTTATAATTCTGTTCAGCCGATTCAAATTTTGATAACTCTTTTGAAAATAACCATTGTTTTAATTTGTCTCGTATTTTATCTTTAATTTTCACTATTTTACCTCCTGCAACCATATAAAATGGTGTTATTCCCAATCATACGCTATATAATATCCTTGATCTGATAACTTTTTAAAGCATTCAAATCTATTTCTCATATCAATAGCATCGACTTCCGTTCCCTCTAGTATCTTTTCACAATATTTGGACATGTCGATTGGTTCAATTAATTTTAATTTATAATTCTTTGAGTCAATCCACTCCTCGTTTGGTAATTTAGGGAACTGAACACCAATCGTCTTTTCAAACAATTCTCTTACCAGACTTACATTATAATAAGAATGAGATGTAGAGTCGCAGTTGATATATTTAATTGAGTATTCATCATAATAACAATGTCCAAATGCCTGATATGTTTCACCAGAATCTAATATTTTATAATCTTTAAACCATCTAAATCCTAAGCCCATAATAAACTCCTACAAACTAATGAAATATCGCTTTCAATTTAACACTATATATAGTGGTTATCTATATTTGTTTGCTACTATATATAGTAGTATTTTTCATTTTAATTCTATATCTTGGTGTGTTTCACCGTCTGAATAGTAAATATTCCAATCCTTGAATAATTCGACCAGCTTTTTATTATCCCAATCGCATTCATTACAATGCGTGAGTGATAATGACTTCTGATTTCCAAAATCTCCAACATCATTTGAACATCTACTATATAATTCTCCTAAATCGAGTGTCCCATATCTCAAAGTGTCCTGGAATGGATTTGGAACATTAGTATGGTCATACATATATTCATTAATTCGATTCTTTGGACATTCAGATAGAAACTTACCTACACCATGTCTTGTCAAATATGTACGAGATACATAACAAGTCTCAATATTTATCTCATCATTCCATTCAACATTTTCAATTATTTTCTTGGGATTTTTAATACCTGTATTAGATGGTGTTAGATGTGGGAAATACTCTGTGTTATTCTGATCAAGTAAAAGACCTTGTGCTGCTTCAAAAACAATATTATCAAACTGATTCAAAAAATAATTATCTATGATTGTCAAGGAATGACTATTCATAAAATCCCAATCATCCAAGAAATGTTCAAATATTCCATTGTCCATAAATATCCTTATCCATTCACTAGACAATATAATATTCTCTCTTTTGAACAAATCTACATAATAATCTCTGATATTATAGTCCATATCGGTAACGCCAGCTTTATATCTTTTGATTGTTTCAAAGATACCTAATCCACAGCTACCATGTTTATTCTTACCACGACTTTCCTCAATAATCTGATTTGCCATCATATCAAATGGTGTAGTTACCATACAGTTCTGATTGATATATGTATTTGGAACATAGTTCAACTTCATTAAATCATCATATTCTTGCTTAAAAATTATTGGATTTACTATGAAGTCCTCAGATAAATATGTACTTGCTCTATTGAATGTTCCAGATCCAAAATGATGAAAGACATGTCGGATTGCATCTGGCGTTGTTACTGTGTGTCCTCTCTGAGCACCACCATTTGAACAAACAACAATACTATTTGGTTTCTGTGAAAAATAATCTGTCATTAAACCTTTTCCTTCATCTCCAAAATTTGCTCCACATACAATCCTAATATCTTTCATCTTTTCAAATCTCCTATCTTACCAAGTAATTCCTTCCGAATTTGAAGGTGATACAACTGTATCTACTACATTATTCTCTGCCTCATTGATGATAATATCTACAATCTCATTTGTAATACTATCCATAGTAACCTTTCTGAAATGAGTATCATCGAGATACTTTTTATAAGACTTCTCAATCTCGGCTTCATCCCATCTGCGACCATGATTTACATCTAAGTGATAAATATTAAACTTTTTAGAAGCTTCCTCGTATAAATCCTTTGTCTCAACATCAGACTGAAGATTATCGCCTGTAACTTCTGATAATCCATGACCTCTACCCTTATATGGAAGATATGGATTAAGCTGTTCATCACCCATAGTAATGATGATTCCCTTTCTTCCACGCTTTAAGCAGTCAAGTTTTGTGTGACGAGAACCAAAGTACCAAGCTGCTGTGTATGATTCGTAGCTGTTACCACCGCCACCAAACTCAAAGTAAATCTTATCAAGCTGTTCAGCAATACGAATATCTGACTCAAACTGTGAAGCCTGAATTGGGCAACTATCACAAGCTAAATCACCAATTCCCATAACAAGGAACTCAACATCTGTAACCTTTTCATACAGCTTTGTCATAATTACATTAAGCTTCTTTGCAACTTCAACGGCAGCCTGTCCCATTGAACCAGTTACATCAAGTGCAAGAATGACAGGAATTGTATTTGGATGTTCCTCTGTATCACAACACTCTCTCATCGCATTCTTAGGATTAAGTGCAGAATCAATTGTTCTTGCCTTGAACATATCCTGATTAGAATAAGATCCACCGATAGAACCATCTAATGATACGCTCATTCCCTTTGTTGCTGAATAACTTACATAACTATCTCTTGTCCATGAACCACATCCCATATTATGCTTCCTCCTCTTCTACATCTGTGTCATCATCATTGTCACTCATATCAAAATCAAACATTCCATCGAACATATCACCCATATTACCGCCCATCAGCATAAGTGGTAACATTGAACTCATGCCGTTATTGCCATTTATCATACCGTTGGAATTATTATCACCCTTCATCATCTGAGAAAACATCATATACTTAAAAATATTACCTGTACCCTTCTTGCCCTTGATTAAATCACTGCCAAACATTGATACGATCTTACCATAGAAGTATGTATTACCCATAAATACATGTCTCTCAGGAAGTACAGTCTCGATTGTTGAATCCTCATAATTGATAACTGTAATCTTTGTCTTATCAGCTTCAATTACACATCTTGGTTTGCCGTTGATAAGAATAATGTCACCCTTTTCAACCTTATTTGTTGGAATTACAAAGAAGAACTCCTCGCCAATATCAAATACAAAGTTACTACAATTTGTAAGCTTTCCAGTCTTGATGTTATATGTCTTATATCCACCTGCTGTCTTAACTGCAATACCACCATTCATGGAAAGTCTACACATTCCACTTCCTACCTTACCAAACATACCATTTAAAAAATTGTTCATCATTTTAATTTCCTCCTATTGAAATTTTTTATTACTGTTTACATATACTTATTCTCTCTTTTATGAGAAGAAATGTCGGTTTCAATTCTCATCTTCATCATCTGGCAATTCTCCATTTTCATCCCAATCAGGAACTACATCGTTCCAACAAATATCATCCCAGTACATATCTGTGTTATCCATAATCGTTACCTCTCAGTTAATTATTCTCCATACTTCTCAAACAATTCTGCCATAGTCATATCATTATACTTAGCAAGATCCATTGCACAAGCACATACATTCTTGCCAGTTGAAGCACCTACACAATCACATAAATACTCTATAAGATTTGTATATTTTCTTCGTCCACAATGTAACCTATCCCATCCGATAAGATAATGGTGGTTTACAATAAATCTTGTATCAGGAACACCTAATACACTTCCTTTACAACTACGCCACCAAACATCCTCACCTGCTAATTCAACAAATTTTTCGTCTGACATATCACACATCTTTTTATGTAATTGATCTGACACTTCCCACACTTCATACTCATTACCAGCATATGTGATTTCTGCATCATTTGGTGGATTATCTACTGTATCGAAGAATTTCTTTAAGTTACCGCCTAAAATCTCCATTCTGCACCTTCCTTCTACTTAATCATTGTCTGTTATAAACCCATAATCTCCCAATTTTTTATTTACAGCTTCATCAAATTTTCTTGACATCTGTTGTAAAAATATTTGTTTACATTTCATTACGTTATTTACACCAATTGATAATGTATCCTTTTCTTTTTCTACTAAAATCTCATACATACCATCATTATATTTTATATCCAAGTTATTCACCTACCCTCTGATTCCATTTGTCGATTGCGGTATACATACAAACAAGTTCTTCAGTAGGATCACAATCGACACTAGGATTGTAACGAATAGACTTTGAAGTTGTCTTCATGTGCCCAGAAGTTCCACCTCTCGCATGGCAACAATTACACCTAACAGAATAAGTAATTCTCCCATTCCTTGTTTGTTTATCAATCTTTAACTTAGTAGCACCGCAAAATGGACATGGTTTTAAAATTTTATCTACCACATTTTCCATATAATTATTCTCCATTATTTCGACTTGCTTTCCACAAACATGTTAAAATATTATCTCGATCCTTATTCAATGAAAAATCTAAATCATAATCTTCAAATGTAATGGTCACTTTCTTTTTTGTAACTATTTCACCTGTGACTGTTCTTTCATGCCATACATCTATATCCAACATTGGATGTTTTATTTTTGAAAAATCAATGTCCACATTAACGTTTTTATATTCACAAGAAGATTTTTTACATGCGACACTACCAACAGCTTCAATATGTAAACTATTCATATTTTCAAGTACAATATCACTTAATGAAATTTCTTTATTCATATTTCTCCTTTCCAATGAAAGACAGGTTTATTATTATTTTGTTTAATACATTTTAATAACAGCATCTTTCATTCTTACTATCCCATTTAATCTATGAAATTCGTCCCATATATCAATTTGTCCATCATATTCAGACTTATATCTTAATGGCTGCACTGTTGCCAATTTATCCAGCTCATCTTTTGCTTGATCCAGAGCTTGTCTCACAAATCCTTCTCTAATACTTCTTAATTCTTCAATAGAACATTCATGTAAATCAATAGGAATTCCACCTATATAATTAACACTTGCTGTATTATCAATAAAATCAGCTAATTCTTTATCTTCGCAAGATAGTAGCATTGAAGCATAAAACAGCATAAATCTTACTGAATCTTCCATATGGTTATTCTCCTTATCTAAAAACAAGAAATACGAGCTTCATTGGATTTATTCTTCAAAAGATGCCGTTGCTTTAATATTGAGTTTTCTATTGTAGAAGTAACTATCGACATACTTCTGTACAACATTATTAATTGCTTTTGTCATTGCAGCATCCACTCTTTCGATAATCATCTGATCAAAATCAATACCTTTTATTTTTCCTTCGATAGCTTTGACGACTTTATCATCTAAATCTTTAAGAACAAGTTCCTTTAATTCTTCTTTTGTAAGACCAGCTTCACATAACATCTGACGTGCTTCCTGCCTTAATGCAATTTCTTCAATTCTCATATCTCATTCACCTCACTAAATTATTCTCTTAATTCAAATAACTCTCTAATTTCCAAAGAAAGATTTCTTTCAATGTATTATTTAAACTCTATCTTGTTCCTTTTTAATACTTTAACTGCTTTATCATAATCAGTTTCAGCTACTTTGATATTTTTCATCTTAGTTGGTTTTGGTTTAATCCAATGACGACATTCAGTAATATCTTCGTCATACCACATCAAACCGCTTTCACAATATTTGTGCCATTGGCAGTCATTGTTACCACATTTATTCATTTATGTATTCTCTCACTCTCTTACTTCCAATTTCAAAAATATCTTTATCCTTCTCAAAACATATGTAATTTCTACCTGTATTCAAAGCTGCAACTGCAGTCGTACAACTTCCTGCACATGAATCAAGAATTAAATCTCCTGAATTAGTGTAGGTTTTAATCAACTCTTCGATCAGTGCCACAGGTTTTTGTGTTGGATGTAGAGCTGACTTCTGAATATCCTTTGCAAACGTCCATATTGATTTAGGATATCTTTCTGTACTATCATAAGTAGTAAGACTATGTTCTCCATAATCAGTAGTCTCTTTGCAATTAGTCTTATGTTCTGCTTTGCTAACTTTTCTTGGATGTCCAGTTGTTTTTTGTGGATTATATGTAGGAAGTTTCTTATAGAAAATACAGATATCTTCATGTGAACGTAATGGCATTTTCTTAGCATTTAGAAATCCAGTTGGTTGAGTTTTCTCCCAAATCAAATTGTATTTCCAAAGTTTTCTATTACTCTGCATCAGATCTGCAGTAAACATACCATTTGCAAATAGAATTATTGCTCCATTATCCTTAATTACTCTTTCGTATTGTTCCCATAATGGTTTAAATGGAATGACTGAATCCCATTTATTTCGTGAGGTTTGCCCATAAGGGAGATCTGTGATGATACAATCAATCGACTTATCATCAATCTTTTTCATACCTTCAAGGCAATCTTCATTATATATTTTATTAATCTCTAACATTTCTTACTCAGAGCAAATCATGATTTAATGCTGCAGCAAATCTCATGCTCCTTTCAATGTATTATTCTCTTAATGCGTGTATTTACTTCTTGGAAATACTTCTTCAAGATCAACTCCATATCCAGAAATAACTTCTTCTAAGTCGATACATACACAATCACTACAAATTCTTGCTTCAATTCCACCTTCATCCAAAAGCGAATAGCCAAAAATATCATTCAATCGTTTGACAAATTCATTAAACCAATTAAGATTAATCCAAACATAAAACTCTGTATTACTAACCCATCCAAATTCTTCTACATATTGGATGTCAATGTCGTCTTCTTCTGGATTGATTAGTAATTTATACAGCTCTAATTCATAATTTTTGCTCATCTTCCACCTCCTAAATTACCAAGAAACTTCGGTTTACTTCGTTCTATTCTCCAATTTCAACTATCTGTTTTGTATTAGTATCATAGGTACATAACTTACCATTTTCTGAATAATATGGTGACATATAACCATATCCAGCTTGATATCCAACTTGACATGCAGCTTCATTAAATACTATATAAACGACATGAGTTGTAGAATAATAATACAAATCATTTTCACCTTCTATCGAAATGAGTTTTGAATGACTATCATAATTTTTATTACCTCCGCTAGTACCACATCCAGTCATTCCAAAACACAATGTTAATCCTAATACAACTGCTAAAATTTTCTTCTTCATATGGTTTATTCATCCTCCTTTAACACAAGAATTGCTTTATAGTATCTACTATTGCATGAACTAGATTCTACTTTGTATCCATCATCCAAATAATCATTCATAGCATTCTCAAAATCATTGCTGTTTTCCATTTCTAAAATTACACAGTTCTTCATATTGTTTATTCTCCTTTACTATATCCAGTTTCTTCAAGGAATTTATCAAATTCCTCTTTTGTCATATTGTTTGGATAATACATATCCATTACCATGTCAAACGGCTTCAAATAATTATCCAACACATCTTCAGCGTCTTCTTTTGCTTCCTGCATTTTCATATTGATATAATCTTCTCTCGTCATATTCCATGCTGTAGGGCAATCTGTGACAGTAGAAAATCTACAATATAATCCATTTGGTTGCTTTGATACAAATCCTGCCATATTATTCTCCTTTAAATTTGACACTATTGCTTTTTATTGTACTTAATTAAGATATTATTCAAATCGTCTATAATGTCATCACATATTGCAATTTTCCCACGCAGATACCCTTTATCCCAAAATCCATACTCTGATAATTCACTATCATCTGACATTTGAGAAAGTTGCTTCTCATATCTTAGTTTTCTTTTTTCATATTTTTCAATTAATCCCATTTAAACCTCCAAAAGAAATCTATGTTTCTTGGTAAAAATATTGCTATATATAGTGTCTATATTTTTTAAACACTATATATAGTATTTCATTTATGCCTTATACACAAAACTTGGCATTGGCTGTAATTTAAACAGATTTTTCTCATGCATTGAATCAATCTTAGCTTTTACTTCCTCACTTGGCTCAATTCCATCTCTGATGTATGCATCTAATTCAGCATAAGTAAATCCAAGGTTATCTTCATCTGTCTTTCCACAAAGACCATCGGTAGGTGTCTTATCAACTAATTCAGATGGAAGACCTAACTCACGACCAATAGCTTTAACCTCTGTTACTGTAAGCTGAGATAACGGACTAAAATCGCCAGCAGCGTCACCATATCTTGTGGCGTAACCCACCCAATCTTCGGAAAGATTACACGTATTCGCAACACGACCATTTACTGACTGAGAAATAGCGTATAACGTAGCCATGCGAATACGAGCAGGAAGATTTGTTGTGGTCTGATCACTAATTTTAACACCAACTGGAAATTGACTTCTGATTTCACCAACAGCATCTCCAATGTTCATTGTATAACCTCTAATTCCGAGATGATTGATAAGCATATTAGAATAATCAATATCTTTCTGTTCTCCACAAGGCATCTTTACGCCAATAACTCTATCTTTCCCAAGAGCTTCTACACACAAAGCAGCTACAACACTTGAGTCCTTGCCGCCTGAGATACCCACAACTGCCATACAGTCTTTACCGTTCTTCTCAAAGAAATCCTTAATCCACTGAACGCAATCATTAGTTGCTTTCTTTACATCAAAATTACTCATGTCTAATCTCCTCTCTAACTCTCATAAGAATTTTTCCTAAATTATTTTCTCCAACACCATTCACAGTTCCCCAAATTTTATCACCCCAAGTATTACCTTCTTCGAGATGCTGATTATCAGTCTCAAGTAACTTTGCTTTGAGCTTTAAATTTTGAGTAAATTTCGCTTTTACAATTTCGTACATAACGTTGTACTTCACATCTTCCCAATCAGATCGAAGCTGAACTCTTCTGCCAAGTTTCTTTGCAGATGAGGGATCTAAATTCGTGAAACATTCTCTATCTGAAAAAGTTTTTGCTGATTGAAAAGCAGCTTCATTATTTAAATATGTAAGTCCTTCATATGTAACAGGAGAAGAATAAAAGTTGCTTAAAAAATAATATTTACCTCTAAATTCATTTATCATCCTTTGTCAAGCCTCCATAATTCAACATTGCAATCATAAAAAACATTCTCTATCATTTGATGTACTTCCTCCCAATTTGCACCGCCACGAACACATCCAATTTTATATGGCATTGCAATACTCATATTTTCCAAAACTGCATATGATCTCAAATTTTCAAAACATTTTCTTAAAGCATTAATATCTGTATGCTGTTTTCCGTCATAGCCATATGATTTTTGTGCAAATAAATTTGCATATATTCTTGCGTCAATATTAGACTGAAAATATCTAACAGAACCCAATAATTGTTCAGGTGTATTAATCGAACAAAAACTATGATAATCTTTATATACTTGCACATCATAATCACGGATCGCTTTTGCAACACCAGAATTAAAAGCACCTTTGCAATTAACCTGGTGTGCAATAATATCAGTGTTCGAAGTAAGTAAGTCTCCATCAATTATTTTAATCATTACTTACCTCCGTACATTCTGTTTCTGATATCCGCAAATGTATCTTCTCTTACTACCTCTCCATCTTTAAATACGGTAGTAAGTAAACTGTTATCACTCATTTCAAGTAACTGATCTTGACATTTTAATTCACCGTTATCATCGTATACTCTACAACATCCTTTATGAGATTTCTTTAAGTGGCTCGTATCTGTCTTAGGATCTTTGAAGATCATTAACTTCTTGCCATCAATTACTCCATATGTAGCTTTCATTGCAATACCAAAAGTATCTCTTGTAACAACAATCATCTTGCCATTTTCAACGATTGCAGTGAAGCAAAAAGCTCCTACACCATAAGCAATATTATTAGCTGCGAAACCACGCTTTTCTAATTCTTTCCAAATAGTTTCTACATTAGATAGTGTGCAGCCATCACCATAAATAATACCGATATGCGGATCTAATACCTTATAACCTTTACCATTTACAGAACCACCAAAAATCTCCCATAACCTTTCAACTGTCTTAACTGAAATCTCTACAATATCACCGCTATCAGGACGAACAAAGAGCTTTCCATTATGATTCATAATCTCTTCTTTACACTGTGGAAGAATATTATTTACCATATTCCAATAATCATAAGTATCTGAAACCATACTAAATGATGTATTTGGATATAACTCTGTTAAAAGTCTCTTAACGAACGTAATCTCATCTCCATCAATTGAGAAATTAGCACCCATTACAGAATGCTCAGTTGAGACAGCACCGATTCCAATACCATTATTCTTACAATCGGCATTGTAATATCTATCAATATAATTAATTGCTGGAATTGTAGATGTCTTATTAAATGAAAGCAACCATGAAGCGGAACATCTTGTAGCTTCATCCATACAAGACATACCTCTCATACCGAAATCAGCACAAGCCATATTGCCAGGTAAACCGTCTGTTGTTTTGTCATACCAATAATCTGCAATCTCACGATACATATGACCAATAGTTGCATGACAACAAGGTTTCCATAACTCAACCTGAAGAATACATTCAATCCACTGAACAAGCCATGCAAACTTGTCATCCGTATTAGTAATTTCAATACAAGGAACTCCCATTGGTACAAGTGTTCCTTCTGGTAAAGCTCTAATTTCAAGCGGCAGATAACCAAGTCTGTGAAGCTTCACAATCTTCTCTAAGTCGTAATTATCTTTACCAATCTGTACGTCCATTGAATCTGTATAAAGAGATAACATCTCATCTTCTGACAATTCGAAGAAATTTTTCTGAAAATATCCCATTAAATATTCTTTGATAAATGCCTGTAATCCAAAGAAAACCATTTCATTCTGATTCTCTAACATTGATTTTCGAGGCACCCAATAAGATACTAACTTAGTTAATCCCTTCGGATACATACGATCATGACACTGTTTATAAGTATCTGATAATAATAAAGCCATTGTGTTATCCATAATTTTAAACCTCCATAACTGTAATTTTTTCATGACTACCATTAAACAAACTATTTGTAGTGAATAATCTGTTCACTGTATTATTCTCCAAAGACTTGATTAATGTTCCTTTTTCTTTATCAAGAATTGAATTCTCTGTATGAGTGGCATACGCATAAATCTCAGTTACACCATGTTTCTTCAATTCTTCTGCACTATAATAAAGTGAACCGCCATATGCGATAATATCATCAATCATTAACACAACTTTATCCTTCAAATCAATACCATTTGTTCTAATGTCTAATCCAAGGATTTTGCCAGTCTTCCAATCTCTTTTCTTTTCACCATAACAATACGGTAACTCAGGGAATAAATCTGAATATCTCTTAGCTGCACCTGCGTCTGGGAAATAAAGTACAAGATTTCTCATACCAATCTTTGAAATAGCTTTATCAACATACTCTTTTGGATTTTCTTTTACACAATTATTGAGTAATGCAGTAGAAACATCGCTATGAGCATCTAAAACATAAACTGATGAAAATCCTAACCAATTGATAAAATCGCAAAAATACTTCAATGTGAATACTTCATCATCATTTTTTACTCTATCCATTCGTGCATTAGGAATATATGGAAGAGACAAATAATAATCTACATTAGTAAAAAATCTTTCAAGATGTTTCCTTACTAACATCAGATAAAACATCTCATCATTACTCTCATAAATCCATTCAATCCAAATGCAAGGAGAGTCATCATAAAAGTCTTCCTCAATATTGTTTATATCAATATTTATTCTTGGTGTTCCATCTGGAAACTTGTTGATTGTTACAATTTCGCCATTAATTTTAATCATATTCTACTCCTTCTCTGTAATTCTTCTTAAAATTTTCATATGCTTCATGTGCTTCTTTTTCTGTTGAAAATCTTCCTACATAGATATTTTTATGTTTTCCACAAAATGTAACTTGCCATTTTCCATCTTTTAATTTTGTTACACCAACATATCTTGACGATGTATGTAATTTCCTTCTAGCCAACATTTCTGAAAAATTAACTCTATATGGAAGAAATTCACATGTGTTCAAAGAATATTCTTTACTACCATGACCAACATATGACATATCTTTATCCAATTCTAATTCACCAGCTTGGAATTTTTCTCTGTCATACCCTTTTATTTCTGGAATGTCTTTTACAAAATTTTTAAAGCATAACCATTCTTTGCATACCTTTATCCCTTTGTCTCCATATAAGCAATAATTATCACTGTTTTTGTCATAGCATCTCGAAAGCATGAATCTCCATAAATTTAATTCTTTTTTATATGACTTAACATTTATATTTCCCAAACATCCAACGCCATAATAAATTGGATAATATGGATCTCTTATTTCACCAGCCGCCAAACAAGACCTTGATATATCTTTTTCAAATCCAGTAAGAATAAATTTTACTTTAAATCTATTTTGCGATATTATATCTACAATTTCAAAATCACCATATTTATTTGAACTCCATATTGTTCCTATATCATATTTTCTATACATACTTATCTTCTATCTGTAAACTTTTCATAACTATTTTCGTTGCGTTGAATGTTTCAGGTGTAACTGCTGCTGTACAATCTAGGTTAATAGATACATTTGCTTCTGGGAATGCAGTCTTTATTAATACTGCATTTGAAATGACACAAACATCTAAACATAAACCAATTAATTCGATTGAATATTGTTTCTGGTCAATATTATTCTCAGAAATATACTCTTTGATTTTGTTTACCAGTTCAATTGAACCAAAGGTATGCTTTAGTATGTATGTAGCATTTGTATTTTTTAATACGTTATAAACTTCATCATTTAACTGCCAGCCATCTGTATTAGCAATACAATGTTCTACAGGTAAATGTTTGCCTTCGTATGTATTCAAATAATCTTCATAATGTGTATCTTGAGTTACATAAATTTTATCTCCACGATCCTTATATTCCTTAATTTTCTTCTTGACATTTGGAACAATTGCCTGTGCTTCCTTTGTGCCAAGTGTTCCGTCAATAAAATCATTCTGCATGTCTACAACAATTAATGTTTCTCTCATTTTGTTACCTCTTTTCTTTGTTCTTTCATTACCAAATGACTAACGTTTACTGCTTCTCTCATAGCTTCTGCAAACTCATAAGCACAATCAGAAGTAAATCTTTCCTGCACTTTTGCAATATCATTTGTATCAACTTCACTATGAATCCTTGCCTCAATAATATATTTTCCGTCTTTACATTGAATATCTATCATTGTTTTGTTCCATTCCTTTCCGAATAATCATATCGCCAACTTGCAATATCTACATCACTTCTATATCCATCACACCCATTTGCATCAAATATAAATTCATAATATGTATGTCCTAACCACTGATGATATTTGTGTTCTATTCCATTTTTATCTTTTACGATTATCCATTTTCTTTCTTCTGGATAATCGTCTTTGTTGTGCCATACGTGGTTATCTGCTTCTAAGCCTAACCATTTACCATTTTTGTATCGAATACCTGTGATTTCATATTCCTTATCATCTATAAATACAACTGCTTTTGTATGATTAAGAACGTAAATTGGTTGTTTAATAATTTTCTTCCACAGCCGATATAAATTCATTGATACCTCCTAAGATTTTACTAAGAAATTCCGCTTTCCTTAGAATTTCATATTATGTTATTCTCTGTTTAATTACATATAACAAGCAAAGTTCCACTTCTCATAGCTCCATTACTTCTTGTTGATATTGTAGGAGCAAAATCTTTCACTTCTGTTCCGTTATAAATATCGAAATATTTTGGAAGATAACCTTTTTCTTCATAAAATTTTTTATACTTGTCATTAACCCATTTACTTCTTGTTAATTCAAAATCATTTACAATAGTATGTTTTCCACCACAAGCAGAACTTAATCTGCTTGCGGATTTATAAAATTTCCAGAGTTGATTCCTTCATATAATCTGTTCAACGCTATCTCAAATGCGCCAATCCCAGAGAAAAAACTACTTAATCTCAAATCATCAAAAAGATATGGCATAGCCTTATACAATTCAACCAATATGTAATATAAAACATCTACTACGATAGAATTTCCTGCCTGCTTGTACAACTGACTGTTACTTACCATCTTCTCGGCAGCTTCAAAATTTTCATCTGAGAACCCCATAAGTCTGAAACACTCCTTCGGAGTTAATTTTCTAATCCTAATATCATTCGTGACAGGCAAAATTGCAGTTTTAAATCCTTCTGGTCTTGTTGTTAAAGTTGGAGAATATCCACTTCTATTCACTCTTTTATTAAATGCATCAATTGTATCTCCATAATTTGCATTTGAGTTTTCAAATGTTTCCAGTGCTTGTCTAAAAAATCTTTCTTTCGGCTTATTGTTGTCTTCTTGATTTACCTCATGGATTGCAATCTTATTACCTTCACCTTTATTAGTTGTAATGGTTGGTGCTAATCCATTCTCATCAAATACATTACCATTCATACCTTTGCCAGATGGATTTATATTTCCTAGCTGAACAATCTTTGGTTCATGACTACCACCTCCACAAGTATTTAATGTAGGACTACAACCATCTGTACTATAAATTCTACCTACCTGTGGATTTTTCCAATTCCCTTCACATTTAGAAATTGTGCCAATCTGTTTTACAACATTATCATTTACAAGACGTGGATCTTTATAATCTCTTGCTGTTAAAGTAGGACAGAAATCATTATATTCTCTTGATTTTCCTTCTCTTTTAACCTGGCAAGCGTCGTATAATAAAGCGTCTTCGTTGTTGAGATTTGTTAAAAATCTCTGAACCTTATCTTCTGAAATATAGAATTTCTCATCAACATTCTTTTCAAGAACATCTTTTAATCTCATTCCATTATCAAATGATTCAGGATATGTAAACTTTCCATTGTCTAATTCTTTCTTAATAAAAATCAGATACACACGCTCTCTATTTTGAGGAATGCCATAGTCTTTTGCGTTTAGAACTTTCCAGTACACATTGTATCCATACTCGTCCAACTCATCCGTAAACATCTTGAATGTATCTTTAAACTGCTTTCCCACAATATTCTTTACATTCTCGTACATACCGAAATTCGGTTTATTTGCTCTGATAACTCTTAGATACTCTACCAAAAGAGATGAACGAGTCTTCTCAATATTATTACTTCCGCAGCATGGACACTTATCTCTTTCTGACCAATGAACTGTCAGTGGATTATACTCATGTCCACAATCTTTACAAGTCCATACAGAACCTTTCTGCTTACCTGCGACAGAAAAATCCTGGCAGGGACTACCTCCACAAATCATATTAAATGGTTCAAGTTTTGTTTCATCAACCTTAGTAATATCACCAAGATTTTTACTTTCGTTTTCATTGTGAATAGCACAATAAGAACTTGTTGCATATTTATCGAACTCGCAGAAGTTCACTAACTTCCAGTTCTTCTCACAATAATTATTTTTTTCTTTATTCTCTGTCAAAATCCTTTAATCTACAGAGATTGCGCAATCATTTATCCTAGAATTTACTGTTAAATCCTTTCGTTTTAATATTATTTTGTTATAAAAATCACTCGAAAATAGGCACGTCTGCCTAATCGAATGAAAAAAATATTTCTTGTTACTTTTATTTGGAAAATTTGGCTGAATCGCCAAGATAGAAATTTCTATATATGATTATTCTCTATCGAATTGCTATAAACACAATCCATGTTATAACAATTTGAAGAATATGTATTAACTGATCATGAATAAGATTTATATTTTTCTTATTTGCTTTACAATCATCTATAATACAATGGATTACCCAGTTAAAACAAAATACAAAAACATACATCTTATATATTAACTCGTTTGGGTTAAAATATGTATAAATTGTTGGGACTAACATAATCATAAATGTCCAACTAAAAGCATGTTCACATAAAGCCATAATATAATCATTCTTATATAACTTATCAGGTGCATTTTTCTCCCACCATGACTTTTGTTTTGCTGATGCTAACCAACCTTGTAGATAATAATCATCTACAATATGACAGAATAACATAGTTAATAACAAAATAGTTTTTAAAAACATTCATTTCTCCTCTCTTCTCAAGAAATTTTGGCTGATCAACCATGAATAGAATTACTTCTATATTAGATTATTCTCTATTTGGAACTTCTTTAATTCATCTTGAATCATCTTCTTCATATCTTCTGTGTCAAAAGATATATTTTCAACTGGAATAACATTAGCATTTGGATTAGTATCACCAATAATAGCTTTGTCAAATGCTTCTAAAAACATTTCTGCAATTTCTTTTTCATAATTGCCACACAATCCATTACAGTTTATATCTGCAATTATTCTTGAAAAGAAATCTTTAAACTTATCACCTATAAAATCTCGTTCATATTCTCCTGGTATATCAATCGTTAATTTCACCATTTCACCTCATATCCATTTTCCAATCTCACTAAATACATTACCCAACGAATCAATAATCATCAAATCAGTATCTCCATTCAATAACACATGAATTTTCTCTCTATTGATAACGACCAAATGTTTACCAGTAAAATAAGAAATGTAATTAGCTGCTGGATAAACCTGCAATGAAGTACCACCAATAATCAACATATCAGCTTTACTAATCGCTTCAACAGCACCATTTACAGCTTCATTAGGCAATTTCTCTCCATATAAAGTTACATCAGGTCTGATTAATCCACCACATTCACATTTTGGAATTGCCTCTTTAGTATTGAATAAGAAATCAGGATGATATTCCATTTTGCATTTGCTACAATAATTTTTCTGAGTAGTTCCATGAATTTCGAATACATTCTTACTGCCAGCCTTCTGATGAAGTCCTTCAATATTCTGTGTAACAATAGCCTTTAACTTCCCCATTTCTTCCATCTTAGCAAGTACCTTATGAGTAATATTTGGTTCAATATTTCTTGTATCCATCTTTTGACGATAAAATTCATAGAATACTTTGGGGTTGTTATATAAACATTCTCTACTTAGAAGATATTCTGGATTATATTTTTCAAATTGAATGTCATGCTGATTATACAATCCGTCCTTAGATCGGAAGTCAGGAATACCACTTTCAGTTGACACACCTGCACCACCAAAGAATACAATATTATTTGATTCTTCTATATATTCTCTTAATTGTTCGTACATACTCACTCTCCATTCGTTATCATATCCAAAAACAACAACTCATCTTTCTTCAATGTAATATCATAATCTTTCCACTTTTCCATTAACTCTCTTGTATCAAATCCATGCTCTGCAATTACCGCATAGCCATGAGGAGTCTTATGGCAGTCATTATGAATACCTAATAATCCCAAATCTGTTCTAAATTGACCAAGTAATTCTTTATCATCTACTTCAAAATCAAACAACCACTTACTCTCATCACGATTCTGTACCTGTTGTGCAACAGATGCTAATGTGCGATTAAGTTGTGTCATACTTGGCTTATCTCTCAGCAGACGAATAATCAACTCTTCTCTGATTTTTTCTTCATTTCTTGAATTAACTGACCTGTATAACCTTGTCTGTTCGCCAGGAAGTCCTTTGGCTACAAAATTCTTAAAAGCATCAATCACCTTATCTTCGTTCTCTTTGTACTCAAGGATTGTCTTGGCTCGTTCCTTAAAATTTGGAATGTCCTTGTTGTCCTTATTTCGAGAACGCATTAGATATACATATAAGTTTGACATTGTATTATTCTCTCCCATATTTTGTGTAATCAATAATTTCAAACTGGTCATATACATTTGGGATAAAAATACCAACCCAAAAATCTTTCTGAAAATTTTTATAATATGTTATATTCTCATTCCAATCCTGAATCTCATCAATTACTTCTTTATTCAATAAACCGAATTCATCACGACAAGCACCACTTTCTACTTTATATGTGATGGCATTGTATTGTTCTTTGTTTTTTTCTACTTGAGCGTTTACACCAATAAAATTACAAGCAAGGACAATAATCATAATTGTCATTATAATTCCACTTATTACAACAGTAACCCAACCAGAAATTTTAATTGTGTCATCATTCTGATATAGAAATTTTCTTAACTTATTTTCATTTCTAGCATCAAACCACTCCATCTTTCCAACAGTTACTAATCCGATTCCTACAATTAATACAATTAAACATAACCAAAATAACATAATTATACCTCCAATTTTTGTAATGAAATGTGCGTTTCTTAACAAATTATTTATCTAGAATTTTATACCTATTTGGAAATAAGGAATCATCCAATACAGCAGATATTTCAATTTTGGTTCTTTTGTATCTATCTTTATCTGGCGCTAATACCCTATTCCCATCAGAATCATTTGCAATTTCAAATACATACTGAACAGTTCTGTCGCCTCTGCACATTGTGCTCAATGATACTATTGCACCGACTCCATTTTCTTTTTCATATTCCTCTAATTTTTCAATTATTTCATGTGTACTTGCCACTTTTAATTCAAACATTTTGTACCTCCGCATTCTTTTTTACCTGCTAAACAAATATTCATCACACTTATATCCGTTCTGATTTAACCAGTCTGCAACTAAATGTCTGTGACAAAAATCCGTTGGTTTTTCGTAACAAATTAAACAAATGTCGCATTCACCAACATTAAAACCATAACATATCCTTGATAAATCCAGAATAACATCTGTTGCTTTTAATTTACTTAACACTTGCTCGTTAAAACATTTAATGTAATATTCGTTGTCATGATTTTTCTTCCATTCCATAAAGAAATCATATCTTGGCGCAAGTTTCTTATACTGCAATCCTGTATACCAATCAGGTGCTTTACCACAAATGCTAATTGGAACAATATTATCTGGCAAGGATTTTAACTTTGCAAAATAACTCGTATAAATCACTCTTTATTATCCTCCCAACCTTCACCAACATAGGCTAATCTGTTTCTAACTGGCATAGTATATACCTCTCTTTCTATAAAAAAAGGACTGACCAACTGTTCGTCAGCCAGCCCATAAAAACATTACTCTAACTCTGCAAGTGCCTTATCCAGTTCCTCATCAGACATATTTTCAAGTGCTGCATCCTGTCTCTTAGCCTTGATTTCAAGCAATCTCTGTCTCATCTCGGCATTTTTCTTAGCGTCTTCTCTCTTCTTTTTCTCATCCAGCTTCACACTAACAATATACTTGACAATTTCAATCTTATTAGAAATCTCCTCATCTTCCTTTGACTTGGTATTCAGAAGACTTTCTTCCTCAGACTTCTTTGCTTCTGCATTGAGTGTTTTAAACACTGAGTCCAGATTTGTGAGAGACAAATCCCACAAATCAATTACGTTAATCATTCCTCTAAATGGGAACTGATAGTTTGCTCTTGTTGCATTGATAAATAATTCGTTGTTTGTCATAATAATAATCTCCTTTTCTAATTAAAACTTAATCTTCATTACACGCTCTGTTGCACCCTTAACCTTAACAACTAAATCTGCTCTCTTTGTCATAGAGAATCCAATTCCTGAAAGCTGATCATCAGTATCTTCTACATGACACTTAGCACCTAAAGCCTCAAATACTCTCTTGTGCTTTTCAAGGTCACTCTTTAAGAACTCATTGTAGTAACCGTTTGGCTCTTCGTTATTCACACAATCCTTCAGGAAGAAGAACAAATGTCTATGACCAATTCCATCCTGCTCATCAAAGTAGTTTGGACTATAACTAATTACTGATACAGGTACAAACTGATTTGTATTTACGCCCCAAATCTCACGACTTGAAATAGATGAATTACCTGCTAGTTTTTCCTTAATTGAGAAATTGCCATTCGAATCAAGTGTTACTTCTGCAACCTGAACCTTTTCACCTGTTCTCATTGAGTTACTATAGTCAAACTTATAAATTTCGCCATTAAACTCAATCTCGGCTCTGAATCCATGTCTTACACTTCCTGAATACTGATGTACAAAGAACTTATAAACACCTGGCTTCATTCTTGATAAATCTTCCCAAGTAATATTCTCCACTGCAATCTTTCCACATGGATCAATGACATCAACATCTAACTGACCACCCATAGAAGTAATTCTTGGTGCTTTATAACTGCCATAGTAGATTTCTGTACCATTTGGCTCAATACAATGTGCATCAAGGTCGTAATTATCATGACTATCTTCGTTCCACTGAATAGAAAATCTGAGAATCCCATCAACATTACCGCCAGCCGCTTTTACATTCTGTTTCATATCTGAGTCTGTAATGTTTCCTGAATAAGCCCAAGATAATCCATTGTTCCACTTGAACATTGTCTTAGCATCTGGATTAACTGGTGCAATCATAGACACAAAGTTCTTCTCATGCTTATTCTCTACAAATGCTTCAATCTCCTTTGCAGTTGGAAGTACCTTATCAATAAAATCCTGTGCTGAAATTTCCTCAACCTTTGAGAACTTCTTAGGACTTACAGCTACATCCTTCTCCATCTGACCGAAAATGTCATCAGCTCCAACCATTCTTCTTGCAGCACTCTTATTTGAAAACAGTACATTGTTGACAGTAATATCATTCAGATTAGCAAATCTTCTCTGTAATGAATCCATATATCCAAGTTCTGTGATTGTCTTCTTTGCATCTTCGAGCATCTTCTTTGTGAAAATAGCCTTTGGTCTTTTATAATTGCTCGGAGCAGTAATCTGTTCATACTTCTTAACGGCAGTATCTAAGTCCATATCCTCGCTTACATTGATAAGAAGTGTACCAATAGAATGATTTCTAATTCTACCAATAGCCATACCTGCTGTTACTGACTTCTCCCAAGCATATAATTCCTTCTCTGAATCAGAACTAAGCTTATCATATTCCTTCTTATATCTCTTGAACTCTGTGAGAATACTCTTCCATTCTTCGCCCTTATAAAGAGTATTGGAATTGATAAGTTCAAGGATTGTATCAAGTGACTCCATAGTAATTTCATCAAGAGAACGCTTAAATACATTCCTTGTATCTCTAAACTGTCCCCTAACTTCCTCATTAGAACGACTTGTTCTATTTACAAACTTGCTTGGTAACTCTAAAAAGAAATGATCCCACTGATGAGACTTGCCATTAATTTCCTCAAAGTTAAAATCTGTACCAATCTTAGGAAACTTAGTTGTGTAAATATCTGTTACTGTATGAGCCTTTACAAATGCATCAAGTGCGTCACATACTGGCTGATATGTTGTATCACCAAGTTCTAACTCCCAAATTGTATGAATCTGATTATTCTTAATTGTAACGGCAGAACCAATATTCTTGATAAACTGTCTACAACAACTGCAATTATGTTCTCTACGCTCTCTGAAAATCTCATTAGTGCCAGCAGGGAAACTATCAAGATATGTATTCCATAACTCATCTTTGTCCACATTTACCTCAAATAAATGTGTTGCTTCTCTCTGCATTTCATCAAAATGCTTCTGTAATGCCTTCTTAAACTTCATAAATCCATCCATATTGTTACCTCTTCTTTCTTATATTTGTTTTTATTAATTGTTTTACTTATAAACTTTTCGCATAAGCATCAACTTGACCTTGCAACATCTTTATAATCAATCTTTTCTTTGCTAGAATATATCCTGTTCTTAAATCAAATTGATCTGTTTTACAACAAGTAGCTTCTGCTCTATATCCACCACATTTGACTTGAACTTTTTTTCCATTGCTTCTATAAAATATATTCATTGTAATTGTTCCATCACCAAAATGATTAATTGAACGCCTTTCTGGATCTTTAAACCATTTACTCCACGCTCTCTTTTCAACCTTTTCAAAATATTTCTCGAACTCATCATAAGACATACAACCTGCTATAGTGTCATCTAAATAGAATGTAATATGTCCATTGTCAATATGTGAGATTCTAAAAATCTGTCCAATTTTGTTAAATCCCTCTGGGATTTCTTTTACTAATTTAATCTTGTCTCCTACTAAAATCATAATTTTCTCCTTCCTAAGAAATGAAAATTTCTTCCTGTTATATTGGAAATCGTTCTTGTGTATTTTCTAAAAACATATCACTGTTTGGTTTCCAGCCTCCTGAGTTCGCAAGAATATCTTTTCTAATTCGTGCAAATTCATCTATATGACTTCTAAAATAATCAATAGCATCTCTTTCTCGTAAAAACTCTGTGTCATATTCCCAAAAGAAATGTCTCTGATTTGTCACAAAAAATGAATTAGTATCTAAACAATAAGCAATAATCCATGATGAATATGCATCATTAAAGTTTTCGTTTTCTTTTAACTCTTTGTACATCCATTTACCTCCATTAAAAGGGAAATTTTAATAATCTATTCTCCTTAAAATTCAATTTTCTGCCCTACAAATTTCTGAATCTGTTCATTTACATCAATTGGATAAGATTTTACAACATAATCTGTATCAACTTTTACTTTAGTAATAATGTTGTTATCATCAAAACAAATTTCTCCAAGTGTGCCACCTGGTATTCTAATTACCAAACATTTTTCATTAATACAATATCTATCAGCAAGTATATAATGTTTCCAACAACCATCTGCGTTAATTCCTGCCAACTTATCCAGCTCTGATGTAATATCGCAAAAATATTCTTCCATTTCACTATATTTGCTGTTAGGATATTTATTTACTAACTTCATGTATATACCTCACTTCCTATGAAACAAAACTTTCTTGTTATAAAAACATTTTAATTTCTGCTTGATATAATGAATCATATCCTTGTATTAATTTCCAAACACAAAAATTATGATCGTTACCTTTATCTACAAACAATACGCAACTCTCATTTATATCTTCTATACAATAATTTTCTTTGATATAATCAATATCAATACCATTTTCTAATTTACAGTAATAGATATTGAATTTTTCTCTATGAATATAATCTCCAATCATCGTTGTTAATAATAAACAAAACATAGCTGGCAGTTGTAAAATAAAGAGCAACACTAATGCTTCTTCTGTATCTGTCACAAAGAATTGCCTTATTGCACATATCTCCAATAAGATAATCATAATCACAAATAAAATTCCAAAAAACAGATACCACTTATTAGCTGACCACACCTCTTTTGTTTTAATTTTTGTTTTGTCCATTTATTTTCACCTCACAATCTAAAGAAATTTTACTTCGATATTTCTATTTTAATTTCAGTACCTTCATAATTACCTGTTATGTGCCTTTTTGCTACAGATATTCCCTCTTGATATTCATTAATAACATTCTCTAAAGATTCCATAATGTCATAAAAATCTTTAAGTAGCCAAGGATGCGTATAAGATATATGAATTCCATCACATAAAAATCTCCAAAGAAAATTTTTCGCTTCGCTTTTACAACACCAATCTTCTTCATTTTTAAATTCCACAAAACCTATGTAATCGTAATGTTCAAAATCATCAACTACTACATTTCTGTTAAAACAACCAAGTTCTTCAGCATTCCTTAAACTGTAATCTCCGTCTGTATATAATGTATAACTAATCTTTATTTGCATCTTCTCACCTCTCTTCCAAAGAAACGAACTTTACTGTGACAATAAATAACTTCTTTGATCTATATAAAATTCTTTATGCCACCTATCCATTAATTCATAATGATTTTGTTCCATACGACAAGATGAACCATTATATCCATCGTATTCTTTCCAGATAATTTCTTCTGCCAAGATATGTAACTCCTTGTGTGATAACGATTTTAGAAAATCTCTAAATGTTACATAATTTATTCTCTTGTCTAATACTTTCTTAAGTTTTGTTTTTCTTCTAAACATCCTTTTCACCTCACAATCCAAAGAAAGAGAATTTTACTGCTAAAATACAGCACTACTCTCACCCTGATTAATTTCTTTACACTTCTGCTCACACTCTTCCAATGTCTTAAATAAAGAACTTTCTACTCTGTTTCTGATATTGATATATTCTCCAATGGAATCAACTTTATATTTAATTGTTGTTACATCATCCCAGATACTAGCTACAATCCTTCTAATTTTAACTTTATGAGGTGTAACCACTGTCTGTTTACATACAATTTTTCCTGTTGTATTACACTGTTTACATGGAATTCCATATCCACTGTAAAGAATCTTCTTTGTTCCTTTACATACTGGACAAACAACTTCTACATTTTCTCTTGCGTATGTATAACATTCTTCACCTATCTCAAATTTATTATCTATTGTTTTCATTGTTGTTTTATTCCTTTCGATTAATTTTATATAGTAAACAGAAACCATACTCACAAAGAATATAAGAATTGCCAGACTCGGCTATGTATTTGATAGAATAATCGGACGTTTTCTGATTTCTGTTGCTAACAAGTTTTTATACAGCCATTTTCTGAACATATTTGTCAAAACTGTTTTTCATATATGTAAAGTTTGTTTTCTGTGAAGGACTAAAATTTGTCTGATTCTTATACTTCTGAATCCACTTTTCAAATTCTTCGTCCTGCTCTTTCGTACAAGCATAAGCCATAATTGCAATTACAGCTCTTTCACATTGCTGATATACAGGCTCGTCCACCTTTACGCAATCCTCAACCATATCCCTGTAAAACTCAATATCCTCTTCTGTAGCGTCAGGATTTGCATTTTCCTGAACAAAAGAAAGAGTTGTTTCTTTTGGATTTACTGTTAAATTTTCTTGATCAATATGCAAATAATCCATCATCAAAGCAGTATATGTATCAATTTTAGCTTGAATAATCTTTTTATCAGATGTGCCAGGTTCTTTGTCAAGCATATCGTAGCTCCATTCACCAACTACTTTTTCATGCAATTCATTTACAAGAGCGTTCACGAACTCTGCGAATTTGTTATCTTCAACGCCAAGTTTTGTAAAATTGTGGAATGTAGCAACCCAACAAAGGATATCTTTGAATACGAATACATTCTGAAATTTGTTTCCACAAACTTTTGCAATACGATTTCCATATTTATTTACCTTTTCAAACTCATCAAACGAAGAGTTTTCTTCAAGGTATTCATTTCTATCATTTGGTGTCTTTTTCCAATCATTAAGATGGAATGTAGCCATTACAGAATTTGCAACAGTTTGTTCATATGTTCCGTTCTTTCTCATTGACTTTGAATAAGCAACACAATTTTTGTAGAACTCATTATTTGCGATATTCTTAATTTTTCTTGCATATGTAGGAATCCAAGTAAGAGCTTTTTGGTTAGAACCCATGCTCTTATTGCGGTTATAACGTCTCACAAGTTTACTTATTTCCTGCATAGTGCAATTCTGATGAATTACAATTCGAATCTGATAATCATCGAATTTCTTCTTTAATTCATCTGGTAGCTGTTCAAATGTCTTATTCTTAATATCAAATTCACGATTTTCCCAAAGAATACTGCCATCTTCATCCTTGATAAGATGTCCTTCCTCGTCTCTCATTTTCGCTTGATACTGAATAACACTATTTTCAAATGATTTTGTTGTTTTCCAGTTCATATGACGGAACTTATTTAAAGCTGTAGTTCTTTGAATACCATCAACGATATATTGCTGTGTTAAATCTCCGCCTAATTCCTCTTCGCCAAGAATAATAGGAGGAATGTAATCTTCTGTAAGTACGGTAACAATAAGTTCATTCATTGCAGGATTATCCCAACAAAACATTCTCTGTACATCCTGATTTTCTGAAATATCCTCGCTATTTACACTTGCCAAATATGAAGATAATGATACTGTTTGCTCTCTAACTTTCTTTGCCATAATAAATTCCTCCTAAATATTATTTTTGCTTTTAATTATTAGATGGATCATCAGAGACTCGAACTCTGAACCGTCCGGTTATGAGCCGGATGCGCTAACCATTGCGCCAATGATCCACAACAGGGCTAGTTGGATTCGAACCAACAAATGCAGGAATCAAAATCCTGTGCCTTACCGCTTGGCGATAGCCCTATAAGTGTGAAATTAATCACACTATATAATTCTCTTTTTTACATTAATTCTCTTACATTTTCATATGCTTGAATTGCAGCCAAATTTTGTGAATATTCTTTTTCGCTCATATGTAATAATTCTCTTATTTCTTTTGCTTTATATCCATTAGATAATAGCGAAACGATTTTGCGTTGTGTATATGATAACTTATCCAAATATCTTTGGATCTTAGTACCTTTAAACAAATATTCACAAGCAGTTTCATATGTATCAAACTTTGATGGAATGGTTTCTCCAAGTTCCAACCCATCTTCTGTAACAAGATTACTTGTACTCTCAAGTTTCTTAGCAGGAATACGTTTTTCACGATTACGATCACGAATCTCGGTTTTAAACTTCCGCTTAATGTTACTGGCTAAGAATGAATCGAAATCTATCTCTTTTTCTGAATCAAATCTTAATGCGGTATCTGATAACACACTTAAAGCGATACTGTAAAAGTCGTCATAATCTTTGTCCGATATACCTCCAATCTTTATCAACATTGGGTAGCATATCTTCTTGAGCCGATACATTTCATTATCACAGTACCATTCCAATATTTGTTGTATTTCCATTATGTAATTACTTTCCCTTCTTGATTTCTCTATATAAT